AATGCCGGGGTGTTGATAGATCCATCCCTGGTGCTTCACATTAAAGATATTAACATCAATACAGGGCTTGGCTATAACAACAACCTCTTACAAGGGCGCTCACGTTTAGTCTCTCTTTCATCTGAGGTAAGCAATATTATCGCTGCTTACGAAGCCAGGGGTTCACTGATAAGCAACAGGGGATCAGTGGGTATGATTTCTCCTGAGGTCTCTGACATGGTTACACCTCCTTATACACCAAAAGAAAAGGAAGCCTTATATGCTGAATATAAAAAGATGTTTGGCATTACCGGGGAGCGTAACGGAGTAATGATAATGAACAAAGCCTCCCGTTGGCAGTCAACAATAGCACCCACAAAAGAGCTGATGTTATTTGAGGAAGTTCAGGATGACATTCGTTCCATGGCCTTTGCCTACGGTATGCCTGAGCCTTTACTTGGCTTCCCTTTAGGCTCGACTTACAATAACATGACAGAAGCCAAGAGGGACTTATACCAGGATGCCATTATACCTGAATCTGTTGACATATCGGAGTGCTTAACGAATTGGGATGCTTTGGGTATACAGAGGGAGGGGATTCATATCTGTATTGACTTCATGCACCTTGAAATATTACAACGCTCTCAGAAAGAGAAAGCCGATGCAATGCGCTCAGAAGTTACAGCCTTAAACATTGCCTATCAGTCCGGGGTGATAACAAGGGAGGAATTACGCTCATATTTGGCTGAACAGTTTGGCATTGACCCTGTAAAGATTAACGGTTCTACTTTTTATACCGGTCAACCTTCAGCAATTAACATCAACGAAAATGGAAAATAAAATATTGACTGTTGCACAAAAGAAAGCAACTCACTATAAAGTACGCTCCTCCCTAGAAATGTCAGTTAAAGATGTTGACACCACAAAGCGTACTGTTCAATTCATACTGAATACCTATAACTATTTTGACAGTGACAAAGATGTACTGGTTATGGGTTGTAGTGCTAAATCTATTCAGGAACACGGTCCTGACGCAGGGGAAGGGGTAAGGAAGATCAAACACGCTAAATCGCATGACTGGACATTACTTCCGGGAATAATGAAGGTACTGAAAGAGACTAACATTGACGGTAACGAATGCCTGTACGGTGAATCTAAACTACTAAATACCACCTTAGGAAATGATACCCTTTTAGAATACCAGGAGGGCGTATGGGATAACCACTCAATAGGCTTTCAATACTTGCAACTTGAATATATAGAAAACAATTCAAGTAACTGGGATAAGGTTCTATCAACCCTTATTAATCCTGATGACGCTAACAAGGAAGGTTACCTGTATTTAGTCAAAGAAATTGCCCTTTACGAAGGTAGTTGTGTGATGTTAGGGGCTAATCAATTAACGCCCTTCCTGGGCTGCAAGGCTGATGATTTCGAGGGGTCGCTGGGTAAGCTGGTGAAACGCCTTGACATACTTGAAAAACAGTTGCGTTCAGGCAAACAATCCGATGAAACAATGGAAATATACGCTATGCAAGTATTACAGATTAAACAACTGTTAATAGAGGTTGAATTGCCGGGAGTAAAGGACACTCTAAATGAGCCGTCTAAACCTGCCACAATCGACTATGGAAAACTTGCAGAGGCTTTTAATATTAACAATTAATAATTATTTATCATGCCAGAACTTGATGAAAAAGAAAAGAAATTCTTAGATACTGTGAAAGCAGAATTTAAGAGTGAGTTAGATAACTTCAAAAAAGGAATTGTAACTCAAGAACAAATTGAAGCATCCTTAACGGCAAAATTCAATGAAATGAATGAAGCCAGTAAAGCAGAATTAGTGAAAACTATTGATGCTATGGGGCTGGATATTACCGGACTGAAAGAAGGCGGTCAACCCAACAAAACCGACTGGAAAAAAGGATTGGCGCAGGGATTTCAAAAGGAAGGGTTAAGCAAGGAGCTGCAAAAGATTTATCAGGCTAAGGCCGGGAGCGTTGAGATATTCTCAACAAAAACAGCAGCAACCACAATAAGCACCAGTAACCTTACTACCGACACAGGAGGTAATGCAATCCTAGACATGCTTACCTCTGCTGCTCCATCGATAAGACTGAGGACGACTTTTATTGAGCAGTACGCAAACACTGCAAGCACCAACAACCCTGCATTCACCTATTCCGATGTCGTCCCTAAAAATGGCGATGCTGCATTCTTAGCAGAGGCAGCCGGAAAATCTATAATTGACCTGGATTTGAAGGTAAAAGCAATCTCTCCTAAAAAGGTTGCAGCCTATGAGATACTGACAGAAGAAGCCGTTACAGATATTCCATATATGAGATCTGTCGCTGAAGGTTATCTTCTGGCTAAAACGATGCTCAAACGCCAGAATGGAATCCTTTTTGGAGCCGGAACAGATGAACCTAACGGAATTAGTGACATCGCCAGCGCTTTTGACATTGCTACATGGGAGGGCGGAGCCGTTGCAGGTGCTAATATTTATGATGCTATTATCGCTTGTGCTAATCAAATTGAGGTTGGTTCATCCTGGACTGATGATATTGAATTCTACCCGAACCTTTGTTTTTTAAACCCAGCCGACTGGAACCCTATCCGCGTAAAAAAGAACGCTACTACCGAGCAGTATCTTTTTGGGCAGGCTTCTGAATCGCAGTATGATGTAAAGATGGTTGACGGCATCGCTGTTGTGAAAAAGAACAGCATTCCACAGGGCAAGATTATGATTGGTGACTTCACAAAGCTGAACATCATTAATTATATCAACTACTCTGTAAGGGTAGGATGGATTAACGCTCAGTTCATCAACAACCTGTTTACCCTCTTAGGCGAAACCCGCTTCTATTCTTTTGTGAAATACTATGATAAGAGAGCATTCATCTATGATGACATTACAACTGTAACCGCCGCCATCGGAACTGGCTCCTGATGATAAATGTTAGGTTAATCACCGATTATAAAGGGTTTAAGTCGGGTCAAGTTATCTCGATATTATCCTTAAAAGATGCCAAAAAACTGATGGCTATGGGCATCTGTGTAATCGTTGACGAACCTAAAAACATACAAACCAAGTGAATGTAACTGCATATATGGCAACTTTCCACGCAAGGAAGAGCAGCTTTAAAAAGGCTGTTCTTTCCCTGTGTGGTCAGGTTGATACCTTATATGTATATGTCAACGGGGAAAAAGATGAGTTCTATACCGGACTGCCTGAGAATGTTAAGGTGATATTTGGTGATGACTTAAATAGTTCAGGAAAGTATTTTCTGTCCGATCAATGGAAAGGCTACGTGTTTACTGTTGATGATGACATTGAATACCCTGCTAATTATGTTAGAACCTGCATTGAAAAGGTAGAAAAGTACGAACGTAAGGCAGTTATAAGCTATCACGGCAGGATCTTAGAACCTCCTGTTGTTTCTTTCTTTCGTGCTAAAAGGCGCTATTACCATTTCCTTATTGAGAATCGTGCAGATGTAAGGGTCAACCATGTTGGTGACGGGGTAATGTGCTTACATACTGACTGCCTGAAAGAACCCTTATCACACGAACTATTTAAAGATCATGGCTTTATGTCGGATATAATCTTTTCAATAGAGATGAATAAACAGCATATCCCTATGTACGTGTGCCAACATACCAGGGACTGGCTGAAACAATTACCCGTCCCCTGGTCGCTTGGATCCCTGCAAGGCAAGGATGACACCAAACAAACAGAAGTAGTTAACAACGCTTATTACCCTGTCTTATGAGCTGGACACTAACACCGCCGTTTACTAAGTACACTGACTTCACCTGTGAAATTACTGTTGCTAACCTTGTACCTACTGCCATTACTGACCCTAATAGCCCGCTATTAGCCAAGGAAATAGGTAATACAAACATAGCCAACCTGGATAGTTTCATATTAAAGTATGAGAAAATCCTGTTAAAAGCCCTGTTAGGTACTGCCGGATATGCTGCTTTTCTTGTCGAACTCGCTAAAGCATCGCCGAACGCTAAGGATCAGGCTCTTTATAATATGCTCTTTGTTGATGGTAAGCTTGTTGCAGATTTCATTTACTACTGGTACATGAGAGATAAGGCAACCCTGACAACCGGAGCAGGAGAGGCAGCAGCCAAACTGGAAAACGCTGAGAGGGTGAATAATAACAATAAGATGTGCCAGGCATGGAATGAGTTTTCTGAGTTGTTGGATGCTGTTGTTGATT